TATGTCCTGATCACCTTAGCTCTTTTGCTAAGGCTTTTAGGTCTAACATACCAACCGGATGGAATCGCTACAAGACGGCGTATGTCCCCAACGGACATGCGTGCCTTAATAGTTCGAGATGCGAGGGAGGTAATTGGAATCAAGATGTCTTTTCTTCGGAATTTGACATCGTTGATGTGCAGGCTTCGGGGAAGCGTCGCATCGTAACTCTTTACTCAGAGTTCAATGTCCGTGTTTTGACCCCACTGCATAACTCCCTTTATTCTCGCTTGAAGCGAAAGGGTTGGATTCTCTCAGGCTCTCCCACTGAGAAGCGTCTTCGCGAGTCATTCGGAGGAATGACAGGACAAAAGTGGCTTTCTTTTGACTATGAGTCAGCCACTGACAATATTAAAACTGCGTACGTCCAGCGAGCAGTTGAGGAGTTGATTAACGCCGCCCCAGATCTTTCTTCCGACGAGATCATGTGCCTTAGGGCCATGTCCGTGTTAAAGTTTTCAGATTCTGAGGTATCTTCTACCGGTCAACCTATGGGATCGCCTATGTCTTTCCCTTTGCTTTGTTTGATCAACAAAACGGTAGTTGATATGGCGTTAACCACGCTCATGTTGAAAAAGGAGATATCGTTCAAGGAGTGGACGAGTCATCGTTGTTTGATCAACGGCGATGATCTGCTGATGAAGAGTACTAGTTGCGGCGACATGGTTGCTGCGGTCGAGTCTGAGGGTCTTCAGGTTGGTCTGGTTACCAATCGCGAGAAGACCATGGAGGACACCGACGTTGCAGAGATTAACTCCACTGCTTTCGTCAACTATAAACTTGATCAGAAAACGAATGTGAGTGCCCTATGGATGGGCAGGGATGTCGAGGATGTGATAGGCTTTGCCAGAGAGTCTTGCCGATCGTCCTCAGGTCTCAAGAGGGTGGTTAGGAAGAACCACAAGAGGCTTGCAAAAGCGGAGACGAAAGTCTCTGAGCCGCTCCCTTATAGGGTTAAGCGCGCCCTCGCTGAAGACCGCGTTATACAACGCGCACTCCTGTCCAAGCCTAAAGGGTTCGTACGGAAACCCACCAACTTGTTCCCTGTAGAGGCCGATCTCGGCGGTCTCGTTCTATCTCGCGAGGAAGAAGTTGCTTCCATCACTGGCAGAGTGATAGAGATCCGAGCTCAAAAGTTGTGGCTATCCACGTTACGACGCGTTAAAGACAAAAGAGAAATTGTGCCCGGAGGGCAAGGCATGGCTAAGGCCATTCGAGCTTTGCATTGGAAGAAGAGTGTGTCGAGAGAGTCTGTTCTCTCTTGTTTGGTCGACACGTGGAAACTCAAACAGTACCAAATGATGCTCGCGGCAGACCCGAAGGAAGATGCGCAACTTCCTCCGAGTGATCTTAAGCCGATCTGGCGTATGCTAGATTTAATAAAAAAAGGAAAACTGGACAAAGAAAAAGCGGACAGGAACATACCGGATTCACCTTCGGGTGATCCCTTCTCGGAAGGGGAGGGATATGTCAGCCTGTCTGGCCTCTAACGAGCGTAGGGTTGACTGCTGCGCTCGCGCAGCTCCGGTCACTCTATTAGATCCTAAAACCTTGGATCGGGATAAGAGTTATTCCCTCAACAAATGGAATAAAGTGGATTTGCGGCTCACGACACCTTCTTCGGAAGTTAAAAAATGAAAGCCGATGGGGGCCACCCGCGACCAGCGCGGGGAGACTACGGTCGAGGGACAAAACCCACAATGCTCCGTGAGTCGCTGGACATCGGTACATGAGAAAACAACTGTCCACCTTTGAAGACAATAAATCATGCGCAAACCTTGGATTCACTACTTTCGCTGTAGCTTGCCAGGTTGTAAAGCGGTTGCGCTGAAAAACCGTGTTCACGTCTGCAGTGGTGAGAGGCCTTCGGGTCGGACCGCTTCAGGAGATCTTAGACAGTCAAAGTCTAAGGGAATTCCCGCACTCTCTGGACCTTCACAGGACCGGAGAGAAGAGCTAGAGCCCTGTTGCCCCACCTTGGGTTCGAGTCCCTTAAACGAGGACTCACCCTGCCCATACGCGACGCCGAACCCCTTCGAGATATTGGCCGATCTCAAGGAGGGTGAACCAATCTGTCTCAGGTTGGTGGAAAACAAAAGGAAGGTCAGGAGGATCGTGAAGCTTTTAAAAGCTGATCGAGGCCTGAAGCCACGTTGTGGTGTGGTACCTTATACGCGATGCGGTGATCTCCGTCGTGTCGTGTCGTCAATGTATAACGCGAGTCAGCTTTCCTTAGCTGATCGGCTTTCCATTAAGACAAGTGCCAAGGCGGAAGTCAAGGCTTGCAGTGGGTGCGAAGACCGGCTCTCACTGGATGTGGAAGCGTGGAAGGAGAAACGGCTCCAGAAGGTAGAGGTGTGTCCGGATCATCTTGAGCGTTTTGCTAAGATGTTCCGGTCTAACATACCGACCGGTTGGAATCGCTACAAGACGGCGTATGTCCCGAATGGACATGCTTGCCTTGGTAGTTCGAGATGTGATGGAGGTAATTGGAATCAGGATGTCTTCTCCTCTGAGTTTGACATTGCTGATGTGCAGGCATCGGGGAAGCGTCGCGTTGTTACTCTTTACTCGGAGTTCAACGTCCGCGTTCTGACCCCTCTGCATAACTCCCTCTATTCTCGCTTGCAGCGAAAGGATTGGGTTCTCTCCGGTGCTCCCACGGAGAAGCGCCTTCGCGAGTCATTTGGAGGAATGACAGGAAACAAGTGGTTGTCTTTTGACTACGAGTCAGCCACAGACAATATTAAAACTGCGTACGTCCAGCGAGCAGTTGAAGAGTTAATTAGTGCCGCCTCGGATCTTTCTTCCGACGAGCTCATGTGCCTTAGGGCCATGGCCGTCCTTAAGTTTTCAGATTCTGAGGTTTCGTCTACCGGTCAACCAATGGGATCGCCTATGTCGTTCCCTTTGCTTTGTTTGATCAACAAAACGGTAGTTGATTTGGCACTAACTACGCTCATGGAAAGAAAGGAGGTGTCGTTCAAGGAGTGGACGAGTCATCGTTGTTTGATCAACGGCGATGATCTGCTGATGAAGAGTACTAGTTGCGGCGACATGGTTGCTGCGGTCGAGTCTGAG